GACAAGTTAACAATTACATATAAAGGTAAAGTTAATGGTGTTGATGTAACTGATACAGCTAAAGTGACAGTTACTACACCCTAGTGAATATTATTTAAGGAGGAACGTCTAAAATGGCAGTCGTACCAGTAAGTGGGAGCAACGTCTTTTTTAAAAAAGGCGTTCCCTTTTCTAATGATTATAAAGCAACAAGATGGCATAGTGATATAAGTGAACAACAAAGTTATTTTAGTGGCAGACCAACGGTTCACACTATGACAGAAGTTACATTCGTTGAAAATGATGGAAAGACTTATGTTTCAACAGATGCAAGTATTGACGAGCTACGTGATGTTAGTTATATGATGTTTCAGAATGATCAATACAATAATAAATGGTTTTATGCTTTTGTTACAAAATTAACAAGAAAATCAAGTAACACAACTTACGTATATTTTGAAATTGATGTGTTACAAACTTGGTTCTTTGATTTTGATTTTAAACCATCATTTGTTGTAAGAGAACATTGTCCTTTATGGAACGCTGATGGTTCACCAGTCGTTAACACCATTGATGAGGGGTTAAACTATGGAACAGAATATGAAAATGTAAATGTTTCTCATTATATACCCAATAGCGGTGTCCGTTTCCTTGTTATTGCTACGAAAAGAGCGGTGCACGGAACAAATAAAGGAAAGGTATTACCTAGTATTGTTGGCGTTGGACAACCTTTTAGTTATTATATTGTTCCTTTTGTTGATAAAGACCAAGTCGTATGGGCTACAGTACAAGGAACGAGAAGTAGAATGTCCACTTTAATTGACACACTAGCAGGTCTTTATAAAGACACTGATTTCACAAACAATATAGCCACCATGTTTATTACGGAACAAACTGGATTATCTAGCCAGGTTACAGAAGGAGATTCTATAGAGATTGTTTTCGATAATCCCGACCAGATTTTAGAGCATGCTGATGCTGGCGAAGGTGTAAAAATGGTTTATGTGAGTAACGCTCCTCAATTCGTTGTGAAAACCGCAAACTTAGGTAATAAGTATGATGGGTATAGAAGTGTAAAAGAAAGTAAACTCATGATGTATCCATATACTGTGCTTACTATAGATGATATGCAAGGTAATAGAAGAGATTATAAAAACGAATACATCAATAGTTCTGATATTACGATTGTGGCAAAAGGTTCACTAGGCACTAGTAATAAGATTATGTATAGTTTAGATAATTATAATATTAATTCATCTAACTCTATGAAAACCTATTTAGTTGATGAATGGGGTTTACAAAATATCAACCCTAATGATGTAACAATTATTACGGAAATGATAGCATCCTATATTCAAGCAAATAAGAATACTTTAATCAATCAAAAAGACCAAATTATGTTGAATGGGTATGCTGGATTAGGTCAAAATGCTTTAAGTGGGATAGGATCAGCTATAGGCGGAAATACACCAAGTGGTAGAATTTTAGGTACAGCAAGTGCAGGTGTTTCAACAGTAAAAGGTGTTGGAAGCACTGTCTTACAATTACAAGGAATTGAGGCCAAGATTTCTGACATTCAAAACATCCCCCCACAGATTAACAAAATGGGAACGAATACGAGTTATGATGTTGGTAATGGTTTTAATGGTGTATTTATTATCAAGAAACAAATTAAATCTGAATACCAAAAGAAATTGGAAGATTTCTTTAAAATGTTTGGTTATAAAAAGAATGAAGTAAAAACCCCTAATTTCCATACGAGACAAAGTTGGAATTATGTTGAAACAAAGGATTGTAATATTGTTGGTAATTTTAACACAGAAGATTTAAATGAAATAAAAGCGGTGTTTGATAGAGGTATTACACTATGGCATACAGATGATATCGGTAACTATAATTTAAGTAATGAGGTGATATAATGTTTAATCAAATAAGTATGTATATGAATCCTAATATGATACAAAAGGATGTTGGTAATTTTTATTATTGGCATTATGCAAAGTATCTATCGCAATTAACGTTTCAATTATTTGAATGGGAAAATCTTCCCGAAACAGTTGACCCTCGTTATTTAGAAATGATGTTGCATACTCATGGATATGTAGGATTTTATAATGATAAAGAATTAGGATACATGGCAGTAAATGGCACAGCGGGAACGCATATTAACCGTTATTTACAACCAACTAAATTCGAAACGGCTACGCCTGATTATACAGGTAAGAAATTTGATATCTATAATTTTGGTGATAAACTTGATTTAATCAATAGAGAAAAAACGGGTGTTGTAATATGGAATAATGATTTGCATATTCCCACAATGGATTCCGTTATCATGTTTGCTAAAAAGTTAGCAAATGTAATGGAGATTATTGACATCAATTTAAACGCTCAAAAGACCCCTGTTTTAATTACAGCGGAAGATACGAATAAGTTTTCTCTTATGAATGTTTATAATCAATATGAGGGAAATGCACCTGTTATTGTTGCTAATAAGCATTTTGACCCTAACTCTATTAAGGTATTTAAAACAGATGCACCTTTCGTTGTTGATAAAATGAATGACCAAAAGAACGCATATTGGTCTGAATTTCTTACATACTTAGGAATACGAAATGTTAGTATCGATAAAAAAGAAAGATTGACAAGTGCGGAAGCAACTTCTGGTGATGAAAAAGAAAAAGCATCAGAAAATATCATGTTAAAGGCTAGGTTAGAAGCAAGAGACAGAATTGTACAATTGTATCCTGAATTAGAAGGATTAAATGTTAAAATGAGAACAGATATTCTTCAATTATATATGGAGAATGACGGATTTCCTCTAGTTGGAGGTGAAGAAAATGGCAATGTATAGTATTGAATTAAGAAGATACATAGACAACTTCACAATTTATGAAAGACCGCAACCTCCAATAAGTAAAAGAATTGAAGTTGGTCAACCACATTTGTTTGATTTTGATTATCCTTTCTTTGATGAAAGTAAGAGAAAAGATTTTGAAAAAAAATGGATTAGACGTTTTTATATGACGGAAATTGGTTTTGAAACATTTGAGTTGTTTAAGTTTCATTTAGAAAATTGGATGAATGAAAAAATGCCCTATTACAATCAGAGATTTAAAAGTGAGTTAATTGAATTTGACCCACTTAAAAACACTGAAATGACTAGAAAGAAAGATCATTTAAAAGATGGAACTTCT